TTACACCGGAAACGGTGCGAGAGCTCGAATTAATCTCAACAGAGATTTTGGGGCTATCCTTTAAACACTATCACCACATGGTACGATGGTTGAAACAGGGCTACATTGAGAAATAAAAGGTGAAAACTTTAATCCTGTACTGGCATGGGCTAGGGGATAACATACTGGCTACCCCTGCCATTAAAAAATTCAAAACCACTACAGGAGACTACGTGGGCTGGATGATGATGGAGCGTTTGCTCCCAGCTAAACTTATGGATTCTAATCCTTATATTGACCAAATCCACGGGTGTAGTGACGCTTGGCATTGCGCAGGCTCAGAAAATATTGTAGCCGGGAGTCAAGTTGTGCGCGAAGAAGCCAAAAAGGTAGCCGAGAAGTATGAGTATGACCGGATTATTGAAATTAACCATAACAACCTATCCCAGCATAAGATTATAACCACAGCTACTGACCTTGGAGTGGTACTAGGACCCCAAGAGCTTAAAACTGAATTATACAAGAGCCCTGTGGACTTAACTCCTTACTATGAAAAGATTAAGCTTCCTGATGAGTACGTATTCTTTAACGGGATAGCAGGGTTAAAAACAAAAACCTTACCCTTGGAATACGCCAAAAAGTGGCTCGATGCTAAAGGCATTACCCTTCCGATTGTATCCCCAGACTTTACGTGGGATGTGGAGACAACTCCTATCCACTTTGCAATTGAAGTGATGAGAGGTGCTACGCATAGGATTCTAGCAGATTCCGTTATGTACCACGCTGCTCATGCGGGTAATATGCACGTAGACCTTGCGTACTTCCAAAGAGGTTTAAGGATATGGGAAGAGGTTAAACCTCTCCATGTTGATGATAGGAACTCTATTGTAACTAGTTTATAGTTACTTAGGAGGAAAAGGCTTCTTACCTTTCTTTGGTGGGAAAGGTTTCTTGCCGTTACCTTCCGGAGCTTCACCGCCGCCTTCTTCAGGTGGGGGACCACCGCCTTCCTCTGGAGCTTCGCCACCGCCTTCTTCTGGAGGGACACCATCACTAGGTACAGTATCTCCTTTCTGGAATGGTTCGGGAGCACCTTCCTCCCCTTCTAAGCCACCACCAGGACCACCTAAACTTTGGATTAGAGCTTCTAAGTCAGCCACCAAACTAGCTGCGTCTCCTCCACCTCCAATAGCCGCTGCAGGGTCACCTTCCATTCCCGGTTCTACGTCCATTCCTGGTTGTGCCGCCTCAGAATCGTCACCTAGTGCTTCTGGAGGCATGTCGCCTTGTGCTTCTGGAGGCACCTCACCTGCACCTTCTGGTGGGTATTCATCAGTCATCGAATCTGTTCCTTGTTGAGTCATCTCATCTGAAGCTACGTCTTCTTCACCGTCTAGAGGTGGTTCGGCATCTTCAGGAGCAATTGGGTTGCTAGGGTCCATTCCCGCATCACCTTCCATTCCCGCATCGCCTTCCATTCCCGCATCGCCTCCGCCTACTAGAATCTTAAGGGCTTGTAAATCAGCCTTAAGTTTTGGAAGGTTAATATACTGAGCCATCAATCCGTTTTCGGACAGTTGAACCATTTCAGAATTGTTAAATGCTTCAGTTAGGAAATCATTTACATCTAAAACTTGTACGCCTCCCTTCTTGCGAAGGAATGTTGAAAACTCTACCAACACATCGTGTAGAACGCCTTCTTCCTTAGTAATCTTGGCTAACACCTCAAACACAACTGATTGAGCTTTGGATAGCCCAGAAAAGGAAGGGGTAAATTTCAAGCTTTGAACGTTAAGACCATACTTTTCACTCAAAGTGGATAAGAGTTGCGTTTTTGCTGGCTTCTTAGATTCAAACACAGTATGAACAAACTCTCTAACATCTTTCTTAGTAATAACCTTGTCAGTAGTAGCAACAATCTTAAACACGGATTCAAATACGTTAGTTAGTTCCGCTTTTGTAGCCAGAGCAAGGTAAGGAATTTCTTTAATAGCCTCACACAAAGTCTCCCTAATAACATCACGTTCTGCATAAATGCAGTTTGCCAAGTTTTGAATAACAGTGTTGCCTGCCCATGCTTGCGCGAAGTCCGCTTTAGATTCCAAGATTTCTTTTCTGATTAATTCCTGCTGGCAGAGCATGTCGTACAAGGTCTTATTTGCGTCTGAAGGAATGTGGAAGTTCTTTCCTTCCTTAAGCTCTTTAAGAGTAATCGGAGACATTTTAAAAGCTGTACTTACTGCATTACACAATTTTACACCGTTTACCACATCTTCAAATTGCATAACCTTCTCTTTATTCTCTTTCAAGAAATGATTAAGCAACAAACTTACCTCGTTCAATTTCTTCCATTGTGGCGTTGACGTGATTTCCATACCTGCCTTAAATCTTTCTTGGATAGCTTGAAATTTATCTCGGGAGTCCTCTATTTTGTTTCGATTCTCAAATGACTGCAATACATCACTAAAAGATTTGTCTGCATGAGAGTAATTATCGTCACGAATACCACGAACAAAAGAACTGATACTCTCCTTTACTAAGTTGTCAATGTAATCACTGGACATGATTTTTTCAACCCTATTAACATTAAAGTTAGTGAGATTAATGGAACCATCCTCCTCCTGGGCATAGCTACAAGTTAAAAGTTCGCCGGACTCAGTGACGAATTTGGCTTGATTCTGGGTAGAATCCATTGTATGAAGCTCTACGTTCTCACGTAAAGCTCTTCCAAGTAAATCGGCTGAGCGATTCAAATTTGTGAGGTCTTGATTTCTAGTTTCTAACATTAGTCTATTTTATATAGAAGTACGGGGTTACATTTTCGCACGAATTTATACGGGTTCAGGGGCTTCTTCCTCTTCAGGAACCTCTTCCTCTACTCCTTCCATGCCTTCAGGGGGCATACCTCCTCCCATAGGAGGCATTCCCGGTGGGGGTTCAGGAGCTAACTCTTGTTCTAATTCAGCTTGCTCCTGCAATTCTTCCTTCATCTCTGATTTCAAAGTTTCAATTTCAGAGTCAGACATTTGGAAATAAGTTTTCATTATCCAAGCCGAGGGGAATAACTCAAGACCTTTAATAGCCTGAACTACTCGAATCTTTTGGTCATCCAACTCCAACCGTCGCTTTTCGAACATGTCTGATGGAGTACACAGTGCTAACTCAACTGAGTTAATCAAGGACGGAGCAAACTTCTTTAGGTGTAAGTGTCTCTTAAGGAGAATTACTAGACCGGTTTCTACTTCTCTTTGGATTCTAGTTACAGCACGAGCAAATTTAACATCTAGCTGTGCTAGGTTTGCTTTACGCTCCGGAGATTTATCCTTCTCAACAACATAATCTTTCGGCACCTTCATCGCAGCCAAAAGCTTATCTCGGAAGTACTTAACATCATCAACCTCTCCTAAGTTTTGAGCTCCGGGGAGGACATCGATTTTAGTACCCTCTCTACCTTTAACAGGTACAAAGAAGTCCTCATCTGTTGAAATAGGGTTGTACCTCTCGTCGATACCACCAGTGGAAGGGTTAAAGAATTTCTCCTTACGGAACTTCTGCTTAACCCTCTCCATGAACGACTCGACCTTCGAAGTAGGTAAGTTACCAGTATCAATGTAGAATACCCTTCGTTCCGGAGCACGTGAAAGACGGTAGATTAACATAGCATCTTCCATTAACTTCAAGGACTTCCACGCCCTTACTCCGGGAGCAAGTATGGATTTGCCATAAGGGTAAAAGTTTGGGTCAGAAGTGTGAACTCTGAAGTGTACAACCTGCTCCTTATCCAATGGAATGTACTTCTCTGTACGTCCTTCCCCAAAGGATTGAGAATCGAAACTGCCCGATTTTTTCATGTCAGGCACTTCCTGTAGGAAGTTCTTCAAGTAACCATACTCATTCTCTACACGGAGGATGTAATTAGGGTTTAGGACCTTAATCCTTTGAATTCCAGCATTTGGGTTATTAAGGTCTACGATATTCTCGAGAAAACAATCACCATACTTACAAACATTTCTAGCAATATCCCAAATGTAATCATCCATTCGAATTGTTTTGAAAAAATCTTCAGAAGTCTTTCGAATTACCTCATGGTCAGTATTAATTTCAATAACAATACCTTCGATATTCTTTTGAGTTCCATCGTCAGCATAAATGTCCAAACCAGCTCCAATCTCTGGGTACTCGTCCATGTCCTCGTATTCTTTATACCGTTTCTTACGGTCATACTCAATCTGAGGCAGTCTTGGTAAACCTCTAGAAATACTAATACCGGCTCCGAATCCTTCAAAGGTATCAACAGTTTTTACTGTATCGCCTGCTAACCGGTCACCTTTGGCTATAGGTCGACCTGGACGTGCAAAGAATTTTGCAAACCAAGAACGCAATGTTCCTGCTCTTGGATTATACATTCCCGGCTTTGGCGCTCCAAATTCGGTAAAGGATTCGTTTAATTGGTTATTTTCTTCGTTTAGTCGTTCAGCCATGATAGGTCATCAAGTTCCGGGTCATTGTATTTAGATTTGGTGAAGGGAATCCAGTTCGATTCTTTTGCTACTTCCTGGCGGTTAATATCTTCCCCTTGTACTGCTCTAGACGGAATTGTCGGGTTTCGACGGACAACGTCTTTTAGCACGTGTGCAGAATGAGCTAGACTCATGACTAAATCATCATGGTAACCATCATCTGCTTCTATTTTCCCATTTTCCGTTATAATAAATGTAGTTAATTCATCGGCAAGCCTTCTGGACCGTACGTCCAGCTTTGAGGTACGTAAAGCATCTTCTAAATCCCCGAGGATTATATCCCTTGATTTAGTGTCCACTTTAACCCCAAACTCACCTTTATCGTCCATCCACATATTTTCGTACTCTAACTCGTCAAACAGCTCTTCAATTAGAGAGAGTCCCAATGAGTTTCGCTCGGGGGCAATGTAGGCGGAATTATACCTCCGACCAACTTCTGCCATAATTCTTGCAAACTCTTTGATTCCTGTGGTGTTAGAGTGAAATTCAGCTACTTGCTTTCCATTGTAAACATTAATCACATGAAAAGCTGAGTAATCAAAGTCTCGTCCATAGGAGGCATCTGCTCCGATTACATACTCATGGTAAGGGACAGGGTCTTCGTAAACCCGTAATGAACCTCCATGCATTGTGTAGTACTCATCACTCGTACTATTTACAATTTGCTTAAGGGTTTGGTAATCAATAAAAGTATCCCCTGTGCCGAGGAATTCGCACTCATACTCTTGTAGCCACAAACGATGAGGCATATTACCTTGCGTTTCTACTGCCCACTTTTCAGTATAGTCAGGATGCTCCGGCCACGTAATATCAACGATATTAAAATTATTTTTTTCAAGTTGAGCGTCTCGGTAAAGTTCGTAGTATAGATTCGACATCCCATTAACCGTTGATAGTAAGGTTGCCTTACCTCCAGTTGAGATGGTAGGATAGATGGCAGCCCAAAACTCACGCATCTTCTCTACGAAAGCTGCTTCATCAACAATAAGGTGGGATACTGATTCCCCACGACCTGCACCTGCTGGTTGTGATTTAACCTTACTTCCAGTACTAAGAAACAGCGTGTGCTTGTTTTTCTCTCTAATTTCGGGTTGTAACCATGTAGGAAGGTCGTAATACATATCCATAACTCTACTTAAGAAGGCTGTGGATTCACGGTCACCAATGGAAACAACCATGACGTAGTGATGCTTTTTAAATATAATAGACCACAAAGAGTAAGCCGCACATATTGTAGTAACCCCAGCCTGTCGAAACTTCCTAATGATATTGAACCTGTTAGTTTCCACCTCAGAAACAATCCTGCCTTGGAATTTAAACAGATGGAAAGGTACAACCCCCTTAATCGGGTGAATAACATTAATATAATTACACATGAAATATGCAGGGTCCTCTGCACATTTTTGAAATTCTTCTTTAACATTTACTGAAGTCATACTTTAATTTATATAGAATGCGTAAGATAGCTTTAATCCCTACAAGAGAGGAATCAGAGATTCCGGTGGTTCCATACTTGAAGGAGTGTGGCTTTGACGTACATTTACTAGTAGACCAAAAGTCTATATTCACTGCTTACAAGGAAAAAATAAATTCCCTTAAGCTTATGAAAGATGATTTAGTAATTTTATGTCACGATGATATTAAAATTTTATTAGATAAAGACCTTTTTGTGCCATTATTGGAGGAAACCCTAAGTAAACGCGATTCAGGGTTCGTAGGAGTCGCTGGAACAAAACAATTGGGGATAACTGGAGTGTGGTGGGACGGGTTAAGGAACCCTCAGTCCAGAACGTGGCTTTCCGGTTCGGTCTACCACGGTAACTCCCTACACCAATGTGACTTAACGTATTTCGGTCCTCCATCCCAAGTTATTGTATTGGATGGTGTTTTTCTCGCCGCAAAAGGCTCGACACTAAACAGTATTCAATTAGGCAAACCAAAGGCTTTTACAGGTGAGTGGGACTTCTATGACATTTGGTATACTTACCAAACACATAAAAAACAACTTAAAAACTACACTTTACCAATTCCTATCCTCCACTCCTCAATTGGGGAAGTTCAAGGTAGGGATTCATGGCACGCGAACCGAGAAGCGTTTACTGCTAACGCCTCACTCCCAATACAACTTTAATTGTCATAATTTACATCAATTATTACCCCCGAACCATTTCGAAGTATAATCTCTATTGCATCAACGACTTCCGGGCTTGTTTCCTCCCCGTGGACATATACTACAATTTGACTACGGTCCGCTATAAATTCCATAGTCTTCCTCCAGACATCAGCCTTCTCTAGCAGTGTGGTAGGACTTTTATCAGTCAAAGTAATTACATTACTTACCAGGGTCGCTTTCATTAACCCTATCCGGTCTAAAGTATTCAAACCTTCACAATATTCGAAGTAAGGATTCACTAGGGTAATTGGAACCTTCATAGTACTAAGTATACGTAGCGCCATTGCGTTAACCCCTTTATTTGGCACTATGTACACCTTTCCAGGTAAGGTCTTTTTAATTATATAAGCTATTTGTTTGGATGTTGTCTTTCGTTGTTTCCTAGTAAAGCCTTTACCTTTATAAGACGGGAGCCTAGGGTCTCCTAATATTGTAATACAGGGAGGACCGTCTAAACCTTCAAGTAAGGAGTCAAGTGTATCCATTTGTTATATTTAATGCACCAAGACGTAATTAGTCTACTCTATATAATTTTGAGCTATGACTAAAATCACTGAAAAATTTTTAACAGATATGCTCTCCGAGACTTTAGAGAACCTCGGTGAGAATTTCTACAAAGGCTATGGAGACAAAGCTAACTTCGGACTACCAAATCTAAACGGTGGAGAGGCAGGAGGTTTAGGGGATGGTAATAAATTCCATATGCCTTCAGGTAAAGGACAAGGGTCTGGACAAGACCAGGAGAACCAAGGTACCCCTGCCAAGCCAACTTATGGTAACCAGGAGAATGCAAAAGCTGCTTCTAACGCCGGTCCTAAAAATGACACCTTTAGTCACGAAGCTAAAGAAGACCCAACTAGCTCCGAGAAAGTTTCTCTTAAAGTTGCCGGGGATGTTGATGCTCTCCCTAAAGATATAGCTAATAAATTTGAAGACCCTGGCACAAAAGAGAATAAAAGAGGTAAAAGTATGAAGAAGCTTAAGGGTGGCGTTAAAAAGCTCCCCAAGTCAGTTGCTGAAGCTAAAGCTCTTATTAACCGTCTAAAAAAAACAATCGCTCTATTTGAGGCTAATGTTCAACTTTATGGGTATAATGATGTTCAAATTGAAGATATGGCAACGGACTTACCTGACAAAGCTGACGCTGTTCCCGCAGGAGAACCTCAAACTTACACAGTGGACACTGCAGAAGTAGTCATTGGCACTTATGGGTTTGCCCTCAGCCCAGACGGAGTCCTGGAGGAAACCCCGAAGGATGAGTATACTGAATACAGGAATTCGGAGGAAGGAGGTGTTGATTTTGAAGCCCGTGAAAATGATTTTGGCAGCTACGACGTAGACACTCCTCCTGAGCATTTGGAAGAAGCTGTTATTGCTTACGATAAGAAATCTAAGAAGTTTGGTGTTGTAACTTTAACCGAGTTGAAAGCAGGAAAATATAACAAAGACCATGACCTTTATGCTTACGAACAGGACGGAAAATCTATTAAGCTGACCGAACGAGTTAACTAGATATAATAGGAGAACACACATGCCCTTACAACCCCAAACAATAACAAACAATAACTCATCCTTCGCTACCTCAAGTATCGTCGACATTGGTGGCCCCTCCGGAACGCCAGAAGATAGATACGAATATACCCACAAGGTTCACTGGACATATGGGATGGCCTCATCGACTGATACTTGGTGCACCGCTTCTGGAAATTTGGCTGATTGTACCCTAGGGTCTAAGTCTAATAGTGAGGCAGTCATTGAGTTCACTCATATTCAGGCCGTAGTTCAAGTAAATAAGAGGTCAGGTGTTAGTACTGAACGTGACCTCCAAGTAACCGGAGTCACTGGTTTTGGCTCCGACTCTTCTGCTGGTGGCCTTGGTACCTCATCAATCTTCTTCTTTCCTAGTTCGACATGGACTGACCCTAGTGCTGGAGGTGTTGGATGGACCGACGGCGCCATGGTTCACAGAGAGTGGAATTCGAACGATGTTACGGGACAGGACATCATCAGCTGGTCAGAGTCCGAAACCAGTGGGCACAGACTTTGTTTTCCGGACCCAACATATGGTCTGTCAGACTTGAAAGACGACCCTGCGTTTACTAGGATGGTGCATAG